AGCAGGTGGAGACAAACTTTGGATTGATACCTACGGAGTATTCAGACGTAATAGAACAACTGTTGCTGAGAACATCCAAGTAAATAACGGAGACAACTGTATGAGCGCAGGTCCAATCACTATAAATAATGGTACGACAATTGCGATTAATAACGGTGGATCCTGGAGTATTGTTTAAAGAATTATGAGTACACTAAGCGTTCATGATTTGCAAGGGTTCTCTACGTATAGTAATAACGTAAGAATACCTAGTGGTCATAAATTAAGAATTGAAGGTAATTTGAAACTACCAGAATGGACTACTGCATCTAGACCCTCTGCTGAAACTGGGTTGATCGGATGGAATAGTTCATTGTCTGTATTTGAAGCTTATAATGGAACTGAATGGGTTCCTGTTGGTGACTCAAAACCAGATGGAAGTTCTGCTGATAAAGCATTCGATAAAGCAATGGATGTTATGACTAACCTTTCTAACCCTGCTACGGGTTGGTATTGGGTTAAGATTAATGGGGTTGCTAAGAAACAATGGCTTGATACTTCATATGATGGTGGTGGATGGACTATGGTGGCAAGTAATGTAATGAATATTTCTATTCCTGCATTAACTTACGCACAAGCAGCAACATCTTCTGACCATTGGGTAAGTAGTGGTGCTTCATGGGGTAGTGGAGATCCTAAACAGTATGCTGCCTGGATGGGTTTGGATGGTTGGCAAGGAATTGCTAGTGGAAATAATAATCAAAGAGAAGTTGTTTTCTATGTTGCTGGATCAAGTGTTCCTTTAGGATCTACTGGTTCACACAGTAAGAGGGCAAGATGGAAATGGACAGGTTGGGGTGCTAACTATGATTGGGTAGGAGAAAACAGTCTTAACGTTGAGTTGGGAGGCACACCTGGTGTTTGGGCATATCATATATCAAATAATTATAACTTTACTACTACCGATAGAGACCAAGACCAGTATGGCGGCAACTGCGCCAACTTATATAATGCTTCACCATGGTGGTATGGATCATGTTGGTCTGGAAACTTCTGGGGTGGAAATGGATCTGGTTATCAGAATGCTCCTTTCTGGAATGGTTCTGGTAGTGACTACTTTAACTATGGAGCATATTACGTAAGATAATGGCACAAGCACTAGACGAGTTTAGATTAACTTACACCAAGTTAAAGTTAGTGAAGAATAAGCGAGTAGCTATTCCTCAAAATAATAATGTATATGCATTTCGATATACCTTTGAATGGTATAACGGTACAACTAAGGTAAATAGTGAGAAGCTATTAATACCTGCTGATGAGTACCTACTACCCGATGAGGACTATGACATGGATGTTATCATTGAACAAAAGAAAGGTGCTGGAGTAACTTTTGCCGATGGGTTTAGTATTGAGGAGGTAGAAGTCTAATGGCATCAAGAATTAAGGTTGATGAAGTAACCAATTTAAACCAGAGTGGGGCAGTTAGTTTTCCTACTGGTGGTGCTAATTTTAATGGTGCTTTAGATGTTACTGGAAATATTGATTTCTCAGGAACCCTATTACAAAACGGACAACCATTTGTAACTTTACCCACTCAAGATGCTTCTAACCTCGGTAGAGTTTTGAGGTCTGGTGGTACATCTGGTAATGCATATTGGGATGAAGGTAATGAGGGAACTTCAGAAGGTTCTGCTCAAGCATCATATAAAGCTGGATTTGATATTACTAGAGGATATAGTCAGTGTGGATATCGTGGAGGTAGTTCTTGGAAGAACGTAAACAGACTTCAACATTCTACATTCTCTCAGACTAACTTAGGAGACTTGACTACATGGTCAGGTGCTTATATTGACTCTGCACAGAACTCAGCATTTAAGAGTTTTATATTTGCTACAGGTGATAGTTGGAACGCAACTACTAGTTCAGTATCTACTATCAGTATGGTTACAGAAACTAATACTGGTGCTGGAACTGCAATGTCATCCTCCAGAAACAGATGTACATGTTTAAAGAAAGACTTTAACATTGCATATGTCCATGGTGGTAATAGTTCTCAAATAACAAGGTATAATTTATCTACTGCATCTAGTGCTCAAGCAACAACTCACCCTAATGGTGATCAGAACAACCCTGCAGGTGGACAAGGTGCTACAGTAGGATGGATCAAACAAGGTTCTGGACAGAACTTCAATTTTGCTACGGAAACATTCCACAGCTGGGCAGATAACCCAGGTACGGATGGTACTAACAAAACTCTTTCAAGTAGAAATGGTTTCATGTACTGGAACACTGGTGGTGGTTATCGTACTGGTAATGATTGGCATGTAAGAGACTCTTACAATGGTGGTCGTAGAGCAAGTGTCAGTAAGAATGGCATAACAACTGGTGAGGAAACGATGCATACTGGAAACGAGTATGGATTTATTTGTGGTCAGTATGATGGTAACCAGAATAACAATGGTTATCTATTTACTTACGCAAGTCACAGTTTCCAAAGAGATAGTCGAATGGATAGTTTAGGTACTAGTGGAAGGGCATCTGGTGCTGCTTCTGAATACGGTACTCTAATGTACGGTTATACGGGGATGTAACAATGTCAGAGACAGTGAAACTAAAGTACTTTATAGGCAGAAGATGTGATGAGATTGACTGGATTAGCACAGCCAATATCATTTGGAACATGTATGGTGTCTGTGTATTTTCTGTAGAAGAGAAATGGGCTAGAGATCTTTATACGCTACCTCGTTCATTTGAAGAGATTAGTGAGGATCTAGGTAGATGGGGAACCAAGCACTTCGGTGAAATTCGTGCTGTAGTTAAGGTTACAGATGAAGATCCTCTATCTGAGGATGATATGTATTCATTGGAAGAGAAGGATGGTAAGACCATTATAGAACTTCCTCAAGAAAGAATTGATGCTGCTATCGAGTTTATGAAGGTATCGGCAAAACTCATTATTGAAGATCAATATGATCGTAAATTTTTAACAATCAAGTCAAGAGATTCTAAGTTGGAACAGTTCTTGTGGGAAGCACAGGTACGGGAATCTAACAATCTTGACGGTGAGACACCAGTTATAGATAGTATTGTAGCCGCAAAAGGATCCAAAAAGGAAGATGTTGCTGCTGGTATATTAGCTGGTTCCGCAGCATTTAAAGAAAAAGTAGTAGTTCTTTATGCAGAGATGCTTAAGATCAAGCAAGAATTCACATCTTGTGCTACAATTAAAGAACTGAATGTTCTCTGGCAGAAATATATGGGTATACCTGTACCTAATGATCAAGCTAAAGAACTAGATGAGGTACATGAAGAAGGTGGTGTACTAACAATCAACGCAGTTGATCCTGGCCTGAAAGTCTAACTATTTAATTCTACACTATGTCAAATTTAATAACGTCAGACCAAGTTGAGGATTGGGTAGAGAACTCAATGCACTATGGGATGACAAGGGAGCAAATCAAGAATTTTGTCATCAATGGTAATGTAACAGATTTCAAACAACTTCGACAGGTCTTAGTAGAGATCGAAAGTAGAAATCATGAGAGAAAGAAAATTTCATATGACTTGCGAAGAAAGGAAATAAAGATCAAACAATTAGAAGCAAAATTAGAAGTAGAAGATGACCCCTTTGAAAGGGAATTTATTGAATTAGATATTGCTGAATACAAATTAGACTGTGGTAAATTCAAAGTCAATATTCGTCAGTATGATAGTGAACTTCAACCTTTCATTGATTATATTAATAATAATTTCAGTAGTATTGAAGAAATGGAAAAGGCTGCTGAATATAATGAGGAGACTGAAAGGAAATATTGGATTGCTCGTATGGGTAAGCAAGCTGCCATTGACATCTATGCTACTGGTAGGATAGGTATTGGTAATTTGGATTCTATTGCTATGATGCCAGAGGGTGATCAGATATATGCAGTTAATATTGCTATGCAATATGCTGGTCTTCTTAATGCTGGTGTTGCTAAGATACAGAATGAACTAAAACCATACTTAGATAAATTATTATCAGATGGTTCTGCCGCTAGACTTCCAACCTTTGATAGGATTGAGGATAACCTTAATCTTGAACTCTTTAATAATTTGACAGGTAATACTAATGAGCAAAAAAGTCTTCAGTCTCCCAATCAACCCAAAGCTGAGTGAAGACTTTGTAGTTAATACATTTCTTCCATTCTTAAAAGAGTATCGAGAATACATATTAGATCTATACTTCACCTGTAGGATCCCTCCTTTTGATCAGGATGCTATGGGTGATGTTTTTATGCAGCCTGAAGCTTTAATATCATCTGCATGTTATATCTCCAATCAAAGTAATATACCATTATCTGCTACCTTTAATAATATATGGGTACGACCCGATCAAAAGAATTTAGATGATTGGATTGAGAACTTTGCTCCCATTTATAATGTAGGTGCCAGAGTAGTAACTCTTCCCCATACATCATGGGTATCTAGTGGTCAGATCCAACAGGCATTTCCAGATCTGTTTATTAAGAATACTATTCTAAGAGAAGTAACTAAAGCAAATGAAATAGTATCATTAGCAGAAGCAGGTTTCCATTATATAAATCTTGACCGTGATCTTATGAGAGATCAGGATCAATTACTTGAGATAAGAAAAGCAAAGGATTATTGTGCATACCTAGGCAAACCAGTAATGATCTCTATGTTAGTCAATGAGACATGTTGGGGTGGTTGTCCTATCATGCCAGAGCATTATCAATATAATAGTACTAGGGAAGGTAAGGATCCAATATACTTTGCAAGTCCTATTAGTAGAGTGTCATGTTCCACATGGGATGTACAACACCCTGAGTATGATTTAAAACAAGCAAACTTACCACCATGGAGAGAGGATTGGGTTGAGATGCTTGGCTTGGGTATTGATGTATTCAAGTTACATGGTAGAGAAAGTATGATGAGACTTCAAGAGAGTATGGATCTCATCAAAAGGTGGGCAGATGAAGAAGAATATATGTTCCCTGAGTACAAGAAGTACCAGTCAGAAATGAAGATGAAAGATGCTCCTATTAATATATGGAGGGAGAAGATAAAGACATGTAAGTTTGATTGTTGGGATTGCAACTACTGTGAGAAAGTAGTGGAATCTCATATGAAGAAATCAGATTTGATAGTACATCCACAAGTAGAAACTTGTATTGAAGCATTTATTAATTCTGGTAAG